AATACACGTTGGCGGATTTGGCGTGCAATTATTAGAACTTGTTGTCCAACCTGTCCAACTTTGTGAAGTACATTCATAAGACCTAGTTTCATTAATGGCACCTGATTGGTTAATTGGGCAAGATAAAGTTCTATACTCAACTTGAGGGCTACACACTGGGACTTGATATATTGAGCAATAAGGATCATACGGTCTATACCAACCGCAATAGTGGTTCTGTAAAGCATCATCATTTGAGATACCGCTGCAAGACATAGATCCAGGAACGATGTTACCTTGGCTATCAGGCTGGAAATTACAGTACCAAGCATATGCGTTATTCCTTAGTAGTAGAAGGAGTAGGAAGAGTGTAATTCGGGCCATATAATTTTCTAAACTTCTCAGGATCTTTTTCATACCAAGCCTTCTTAGCTGTAAAGCCTACAGCACCACCCATAGGACAAGGTGAACCACTCATCTCCATAGCGTCCCATACTTTTGGATCTTGGCATAACACCGATACAGCAGCCACTTTGAGTCCTAAATCGTTGAGAGTTTTTGCTAATTTAATTTTTACACAGTTCTCATCAAGTAATACAGTACCGCCTGATAAAGAAATAAAACCCAAATTGCCCGCTGCACTAATAGGCACTGCACAAACATCTTGTGAGAACGCGGACATACTAGGTGCCATAGCGGAGGGAACTGGCATCCCCTTTTGATTAATCGTAGTTGTTTCAGCGTGAGCACTATGTACGCACCAGATAAGACAAAGTGTAATTAAAATTCCAATTAAAATTTTCATTTTTTAACCTTGTAAATTTATTTAAAATATGGACCTACCATCCAAGTTACAACAGAGTATCTAATACCTTTAGTTACGGGCTCAACACCATGAGGCACAAATGATGGAAATACTACTACATCGCCTTTGTTTTGTTGAGGGTATGTTCTTTGATGACTATTTTGGATATAAAATTTACCGCCTTCAAAATCATTATTTAAAAATATTAATACCGTTAATTTTCTTACATTGTCTGAATGTTGGTGAAAGGTGTCTATATGAGTTTCATATTTGCCGTTTATGTCGTACATTAAAAACTCAGCTTGATTAGAATGCGTAATAGCATATTTCCATATATTATTATTTGTATTTAACCCTACAGCTGTAAGAGTTGCGCCTATTCCTGAATATAAAGGAAGCTCTAATCTTTGCACATTTCTAATATCTAAATCAATGTTTTGAGTACCTCCTCCAATATAAGGAAGTTCTTTTTTTACTTCAGGCTTAGAATATTCTTCAATAAGTTTGTTGCAAAATGCTTCAGACGCTACGCTAGAAAGCGTATAATAATCATGAAAATCTTGTGTTTTAACCGTGCCTAATGACGCGCGTTTATCATATTTCCATTCAGCATGGGGGCCATTTTGATCTACATAATGTAAGAATACTTGAGCCTGCCACTTACCTTTAAATTCATCTCGCCAATGATATTTATCAATTCCCCGATACATAACTGCATCGCCAATATCCATTTTAATTTCAGATATATTTTTAACATAAAATTCAGCTTCGTCTTCACCTACTTTTAATATACCGTCTTCTTTAGTAGCTTCATCAGCCATATAAATTGACCATTGATCACCTTCAAACCCTAAAGTAAGGGTTGCAGATATCTCACAAGCAGGTCTATCTCTATGGTTTTTTAATACTTCACCTGGAGCATACAATCTTGCATATGTATAAGTCGGATGAAGTTTGAGCCCTGATTGTTGTTCAAAATAAGGAACTAACGCTTCAAGCAGTTTATCAAGTTCTTCCGCGCCATGAACGGATTCAGAAAGAGGGCATTGTTCATCTTTAACTGTTTTATTTTGACTAACTAAATGTTTTAAATACCCAGTTAAGTTTTTACATGATTGATCGTCTAATACGTTTTTTAAATGGACATACCCTATTTCTTTAAATGCTTCGATAGTATTTATTTTTTATCCTTAAATTTTAATATGCCCAAGTTGATTCGGGCTGTGTTGGCCAATTAATATACCCTTCAACAGGACTAACTGCGTAACCTCGTACTATATTTCTATAATCAAGGTATGCTTGTTGATTAGTTAAGTACGGACTATTGATATTAGGATTAATTATATCAGGGATGGATGCCCAATCTGTTTCCTGTAATAATTCAACCGCAGTATTTTTATTTTCTTCAGCTGATGGTGGTGCGGCGGGGCCTAAATTTGGTTCAATCAATTGATTATCTGGGTTATACCAAAATTCATCTGCTACAACATCATCGGCGCAGTCAGCCCAAAATAAAGTGTCGTCAACTTCAAATGTATCTGCTTTAGAGTTTACAACTTGAGCCACACGAAATCCTGTGTATCTTGGTTCGATTGTTGAAATTAATGCTTGTTTTGCCATTTTGTTTCTCCTATTATTTATTACTTTACTACTAACGCCCCTACAGCTACTTTTTTATTATCTAGCGTAGCATTTCCTTTATGCCATAAGGACGACTCAAAAAAAACTATTTTATTTATTTCTGGTTTTACAACAAGTGTTTCATTATTATCTGTAAAAATTGTTTCGCCGCCTTCATTACAATCTGTTAAATACAAAATATAACTATAATCCTCAGTTTTAGCATGATCATGTTCAACTTGATACCCTTGCTTTTCATAATCAATCATGTGAAACCACCTATGTGTTAAATTTTTTATAGGTATATAATCTAAAATTATATTCAGTTCGTTTTGAATATATGGTTCATAACATAAGTTATCAGTTTGAAACCCATTTACGGTGCAGCTAGTATTACTGGCGATTCCTTTATTAATTAATTTTAAATTTGTTAATATTCGGGTTAAATTATTTGTTATATCATAAGGTACCGTATTAATCAAAATCATAAAGCATTAATTTTTTATGATACAAATTCAACAGAAATTGACCCCGCCAATCCAGGCGTGCCGGGTGAGGTTCCAATTCCCCCTGATCCTATAGTAATTGCTACAGGTGATGTAGGAATAGTAACTAATGCACATGCCTGGCCGCCTTGTCCGCCGCCGCCCGCGGGTGAACCGGCACCTCCATTAATCAACCAGGTAGGAGCTCCGTTAATTAACGTTCCTGTAGTAGAGCCTGATCCAGACGCGCCTCCAGTAATACCACCACCTGGCGGTCTTGTGCCACCAGCACCACCTGTAGCTGTCACATAAGGTCCAAATGATGAAGTTCCTCCTGATGGTGCAGTAGCAATGACATTAGGGCTCATTCCGCCTCCGCCGCCACCTATAACAGCTACTCTTACTTTTGTAACAGTACCTGGATTTGTCCAAGTACCAGGTGAATTAAATATTTGTTGTTGGAGTTGACCGCCGCCAGCTGTTTGGAATTCTAAAGCGGTAGCTCCAGCGTTAACTGCTAATACTTGGTTAGCTGTACCTAAAGCTGTTAAGCCAGTACCACCTCTTGCTACAGGAAGGGCTGTTGTAAACCCTGTAAGATCAAAGTCCCATGATGCGGCTGTTGTGCCAGTAGTTAATATACAAGTTATAGTAGCAGTTGTATTAGCTGTAAGGGTTCCTACTAAGTTAGCGCCAGATGAATTTATGGTTAAAGAACCAGTAGAATTATTATGTATTACAAATTCTTGCCCTGCTATTAAAGTGCTTGTTACAGGTAGTACTACAGTTTGTGTTGTTGCTCCTGTGAAGAATTGAGTTGCTGTACTAGATGCAGTAAGTGTAGTTGTACCAGCTGCTGTAACCGTAGTTGTATATCCTAGTGTAGAAATTGTAGCTGCAGCTAAAGTTGTAGCGCCTGTACCGCCGTTAGCAATAGGAAGTGTGCCTGTTATGTTAGTTGCTGCATTCACAAAAGTTGTAGAAGTAGATCCAGTACCACCATTTGCAATTGGAAGTGTACCTGTTACGTTTGTAGTTAAGTTTGTAAATGTAGTAGAATTTGTGCCAGTACCACCTTGTGCTATTGAAAGGGGAGTCGCTAAACCTGATAATGATGTAATGTCTGAGTTAGCACCTGATGAAGCTGTGCCTGGAAAATAATTTATAGCGTCAACCACATTAGTACCGTTATTAAATACAAATGTAGATTTACCTGCTGGAATTGTAATACCTGTACCCGATGTATTTTTAACTGTAACCGCGTCTGCTAATCCGTTATTAATTAAATAAAGTTTTTCAATTTGGCAGCCAGCACCTAAAATAAGTTGACGAGCCCCACCTGAAGTACCTGTTAAATTAAGTCGTAAATTTCTAGCAGTTTGAGAAGCGTTTGAATCAGTAAGGGTAACTGTAACGTCTGCGCTAGAGAAAGCCACATCAGCAGAACCTGTAATAGCTTCACCCAGTGCTGCGTCGCCTAAGTTATTATTAGTTGTTGTGCCCCACGTACCAGACTGTTCGCCTGTAGCTATGAGTTCTATTTTCAGTGCTGAATATGTACTTGCCATAATAAATTCCTTTTTAGTTTGCTATATTTTACTACAAATTATTATTTTTATGCCGCTATTTGCACCCATACAGGTGTTTGAGATGTATCTATTATATTCCAATTTGGGTTACTTAGGGTAGCCGTGCCACCAACTAAAGTTAAAGTCCCTTTTGGCGGGGTAATTACCTTACTTATTACTGATGAAGGTGCTATTCCTGTTAGTGTTACTGCTTGTACTGCAGGTGTTATAACCTTACCACCTACTACAATACTTGGCGCAGAACCTAATAATAACGCTGTTCCTGTAGGAGTAATTACTTCGCCGCCTACAACTTCAGGGGCTGCCCCTACTAAGGTAAGTTGCGCTGTTGCTGGCTCAACATAGAAAGCAAATGTTAGAGCTGGCGCATATCCTTCTACATTTAATGTCCCTGTAGCGGGTGATATTACTACGCCCCGTACTACTGTAGGCGCTATCCCTTGAATAGTCGCACTGCCTACATCAGGTGTTATTACCGTTCCTATTACCGCAGAAGGCGCTACGCCGTTAAATAAAGCATCGTTAGCTGCGGGTGTTATTACATTTCCGCTTACTACAACGCTTGGTTCCGATCCTACTAATACAGACGCGCCTGCAGGTATAAATACGTTACCGTTGACTAAGTTAGGTTCCTGTCCTACTATTGAAACAGTGCCTACTGAAGGCGTAACAACTTCTCCACTAACTAGTGAAGGCGCAAGGTTACCTCCCCAAGCAGAGCCACCCCATTCTCCAAATCCCCATGCAAAACCGGTAGAAATAGCCCCGGTTACCATAGTAATTACACTGCCAGCTGGCGTAGTAGGTGCATAGCCTTCAACGCTTATATTGCCTACAGAGGGCTCAATAAAGAACTCTCTAAATAGATCAGGTGCTGTTCCTTGTACAGATACCGTACCAACACTAGGCTCTATTACAGTTCCACTTAATAAGTCTGGTGCAGTACCTAATAATGCTAATGTTCCAGCATCAGGAATAACAAAAAAAGTTCTTTCTAATGACGGAGCTGATCCTGATAAAGCTACTTCCCCTACAATAGGGTCAATAACAGTACCTTCACCGAACTCAGCAGAACTCCAGGTTCCTCGTCCCCAGCCACTAGTTGCCATAATGGCCCCTTAAATTAAGTTAAGGTGAAAATACCGGTAGCAGCAGGTAAAACTGTCAATGTATTTGGTGATGTAACAGTAAACTGACTAGATGATAATTGGCAGAAGCATAGTAATCTACCAGCAGTAGCGCCAGTTGAATTACGTAGAATTGCGTATTTAATGTTAGTCAATGAAGCACCAGAAGCTGTAAATGCTAAACCTACTGTAGACATTGTGAACTTCATTTGTTTTGCTGAAGCGCCTACTGTCCAGTATGCTGTTGCTGGTACTAAGTTTTTACCGCCTGTTACATAACCACCTGTTGCAGCGATTTCATTTGTTATTTGCGAATAAGCAGTTAAAGTAAATGTTGATGCATTACTTGCGCTTGTTGCCAATACCATTTTGAATACGCCAGCTCCGAGAGTGATTGTTCCGTTACCTATGTATTGTTTTGCTTTATTATATAATTGCCATGCTGTTGCAGCCATATTAAATCTCCTTTATGTCGGCGTATGAAGCGCCTGTTTCTAAAATATGATGGAGTAACCCACCATAGATGTTTAATTCTATTTCATCCCCTAGCATACGAATCAAATCAATAAATTCTTGTGCCTGAGAAATCATCCACGGATTGCAGCTGAATATTTTCCCGCCCACGTTTACGGGTATGATCGGCTGTCCATCATTTTCTTGTTGCTCATATGCATGGTGAACTTCTTTTTCATCTAAACAAGAATCACATCCGAAGAGATGAAACTGTTTAAACCCTAACATTCTAAATAACGGTATAGACCTTAAAAGGACTGTAGATCCTCCTGGAACCGGATACCATGTTTTATAATGCTTAGCTAATATGTCATTTAGCAATTCCGCGCTTGTATGCCATATATAAGTTCTGTCTTTTGGAAGCCCATCAAACACAGTAGGATCACATTGAGAAGCAATAAAATACTTACAATGATCTACTACAGGTTCGGTAAATCGTACATTGAAAGGTCTAGCATCTACCATAACCATAGCAGAAGGCGTAATACCATTATCAAGGCACCATTTATAAGCCCCGTTAATTGCGATCAGTTTAACACCATCAGCCCTCTTTTGTCTAATGGTTTCAAGGTGTTCATTCAATGTTGGTCCACCACCTACAATCATAACTTCTTGGTCATTCGTAGGGTAAGGTTGAACCTGCATAAAATCCCTTTGAATGTTAAATTCTACGTTTGCTTTGATAGTTTCTTCGTCGGTATTAATAACACCTCTATCAACAACGTCTTCACCTTTCATCCATGCACTTACATAGAATAAGCAATAGCCAGGTGCTTCTTTAGACCAATGAATAATACAATCTCGTTCAATAAACTTCTTTAGCCACCACTCGTATGGGTGTACACTTAAATGAAGCTTGTGTCCTACTACTTTACCCATTAAGTCATCTTCAGTAGCAATCTGAAAGAAAACATGCTGGCAAGCAGCTAAACAATTGTCTAATACTTTATCTACATGATGAGGTCTAATATGCTCCATCACATCCGTACAAAATCCATAAGCTGCTTTAACGGGTAGGGGTTCAGACAAGTCTGCCTCTACAAATCGCATAGCATGCTTCTGTGTTTCTAACATTGGTCGAATATCTTCGTCTAAACAATTATCTGCGAAGTCCACCATAGTGACATTTAAGCCACCAAAAAAAGCTAAGTTAAGAGAGCCACGTCCTGTGCCACATCCTAAGTCTAATACTGACGCCCCTTTAGGAGGTCTAGCTTGATTCAAAAATTCTTGTGCAATGAGTTCACCAGGAGCTACTGCTCTATACTCTGGTATGTCCCACATCATCTTGTATAAATCTTTTTCTAACGGTCTTACATTACTTACTTTTACTTGCGGTGCTTCTGAAAATACAGAAGATACTGTTGTCATTTATGTGATCCTTATAATTGCAGCGCTTGATGTAGACGCCGGGAATGTTACTGTAAATGTTTGATTGGTCGTAGTTTTAGTACTTCCAAAATTTAATATTGCTACTGCTTTGTTACCTTGAGTGCTATTATATATCAAAGCACCGTCTGCTGAAAAGGTAGCGTTAGCCCAACTTGAATTTTCAAAGTTTAACCATGCCACTGTTTCAGTATTCGTTGAGGTAGGCGCTTGAGAAATAACTAATGTATTACCCCCTGCTACATAGCCTGTACCTGTAACTTCATCCTGTGTTGTATATACTGTTGTTGTAGAGTTAAGCGTAGCTAATGTAGTATATAAAGCTATTTTAAATGTATCCGCCGCAGTAGTTGCACGAATAACGCCCACACCAAAATTATGTATACCATCTAAGATTTCAACTTTAAAACTTGTTGCTAGTGTTTGTCCGATTGCCAATTTAGTTTCCTTTATTGAACTGGGTATCTAACTTGACCTGATCTGTACGCATCCTGTCTATCTTTACCGTCACCAAGTTGTTTGAGTAATAACATCGCCTCATCATAACGAGTTCTATAGTTATCAAGCACATCTTTTTCGCCCTTCATATAGGTGTAGGCTTCTAGTAATGATCCATATAAAAGTACCGAATCAAAGTTATTACCTAACCATGAAGTACCCGCAGTCACAATAGACTCAGGGTAATAGAAATAATGTAGCTCTGCTGAGTAGTTAGTATCAGGTGTAGGGCCTACAATAAACGAAGTATTATTAAATACCGCATAGTATTGTGGCTCACCATAAAAAGCTGAATCAGTATCAGGAAATGATTGCCTAATAAAATTAACGTCTTTGTTTAAAAGGTAGGTATATTCGTTAGCAGGATTAATAACAGCTAAACTAAACGTAGCCAACCAATCAGGAGGCATCGCTAAATATTTATTCCCAGTGCTTAATGATCCTGTTACGTTTTTTCTTATTGCAGGAATTTGTACAGTATTATAGATACGTTGTTCTGCTTGACGGATAAAGTTATTCATGTCCGTCGTTGTAAACGTATTTTCTGTGTAGTCCTGTATTTGAACAACAAGCTGAGAATAATTTAAAGCCATGATTACGCCATCGGACCTCTTGTTTTAATACCCTTAGTTGCTGCACCATATCCACGCATAGTCTTTTCACCATGTCTATTAATTTTCTTAGACGCTGGGTCACCTGCGCTTACACGTTGTCTACCTGTACTTTGATCTAAGTCTTGAGCTCTTAACTTGTTAGGGTCTTGAGAAAAGCCAATGTCTGTACCGTTTGGATTAGGCATTGGTTGCTTATAGATATTAAGATCATCGCCTGTGCCACCTGATGGATATTTAAACCCAGTAGATTCACTAGCGTCTTTGTTGTTTTTTGCATTACCTAGCGGATATGCTCCTGCTGGTGTTGGTTTTGGAAAGTCGTTTTTTGCCATGATTATTACCCCTTTTTCTGTGCGGCTACTTTAGCCATACCACGACCCATAGTCTTCATGTCAATGTTCTTTTTACCACCTTTAGAACCTGCATGTTTAGGGCCTTTTTCGATACCTACTTTAGCTCCGTCGTCACCTAAGTTACGACCTTTAGTTTTACCTTGTTTAGTAATACCGTCTGCGCCTGATTTATATGCCATTTTACTTCTCCTTAAGATATTGATATTGTTACATCACCTAGTACACTTGTTCCTACTAAGTCATTAGGTGTCAATGGTGCATCAAAAAAACTAGCTCCACCTACTGGATACCAGCCCCACTGTATGATTCTACTGCCCATCAACGGAACACCTGTTTGTGATGTAGAAGTTCCTGTTGTTTCGTCCGTTTGTAAGCCGTTTAAACCTGACTGATAATAACTAGGACTATCAGGTCTTGGGTTACGCACTGCTTGCGGATCGTTAACTGGGTATAAACCTAAGCTTAACTGTGGTTGATCCGGTTCCCAACATTCTGGGCATACAAGTATATTAACATTTTTTGTCTTTATAACTAAGCGTTTTAATTGCGTTAGTTTATATCTAAAACCACAACGGTCACATTGTGCAATCGAGTTCTTGGCACTAGCGTATTTGGTTGGCATTTATTTATCCGTGATAAAACATTTCACGAGGTACAAACCTAACGCTTGCTTTTTCTCTATCCTCATCAGCTGCTAATTGGAACGCTGCTTCATAATCTGCTCTTAACATCTGAATACGATCAGGAGACACATTAGGTAACTTCATTGCTAAATACGCAGCTAACCCTGCAACCATGCAAGGAATAAATCTAAACGGAATATCTTCTACTGAAAGACCAGTACCTGCGTCTTGGATTCGTCTTAATCTGTAATAGACAAACTGATAAAAATTACTTTGGTCTGGTGCTGGCCATACATTGACTGTAGGTAAGTTCTGTACAAAGACTCTAGTAGCCGTAGTATGCGTTGCAGCTACCGTGTTATTGACACCTCGTATACATCCAGTTAATTGATAGTATGTTGTAGAGCCACTTGTTGTCGTTGTAAGTCCGCCATACTGAATGGTTTCATTATCTAATCTAATAAAGCCAAACTGAGCTAAACCTACAATAGAAGTTAAGTTAATCGTAGTAGCCGTTGCAGTAACTGCACCATCTGTATACAAATCAGTAGGGTTCTCTTGACCACTCTGTCTATTAATCCACACTTGGATAGGACGGCCTGTAGCGTTTTTATTTGGTATCGTAATATACGTCGACTCGCTAATTCGGTTAATATTAATGTCTTGTTGATTTGATCCTGTACCGGTTCTAGTGACCATGTCTAATAGATCAATCGTGTCAACAGGCAACGCATACATAATTTGGTTTTGGTTTAAATTAATTTGACCAGGTTCAACTGTCCACAAGTTAATACCACGATTAGCCCACTCAATCGTAAGTAGGTTTAGTGAACGTCGTGCAGTACGTAGCTCATACCCAGTACGTAGTTCTTGTCCGCATCGTTCAAACGCGTCTTCAACGAGGTTATTTAAATCTAAGTTAAAACTTGTTTGCCCTGTGGTTAATGTTGCCATATTTATATTTTTCTAAAAGATTTTACTTTTTGTTTAATAGATTTAGGTTGAGCTACAAACTGCTTACCTTTAGCTTTACCTGCTCTTTTAGCCTTCGTTGTAGCAGCATACTCTTGAGGGCTTAATGCTTTAATAGCTTTTTCTGGTAGGTATCTTTCGCCTGTTTCACTAGACTTTTTACCAGACTTAGTTGTCCACTTTTGTTCACCCCAAGCTTTTAAAGATTGTTGAGGTTTAGCTAGTCCACCACTTGCCATTTTCTTTTTACGTCCTGCACAATGTGCTTTTTGAGAAAACCCTTTTGGGTTGTCACAATCAATAGACGATTTATATTTCTTTGACCAACTCACTTATATCCGCCACCTGCAGCTTTATATTTCTTAGCTACTAACTGCGCTTTACGAGCTGACCACTGACCAGCGCCTGTACCATGTGTTGCAGCAGACTTTACTTGAGATACTATTCTTTTACGAAGTGATGGCTTTGTGTAGTTACCTGCAGCGTTTACTTTGCCACCTTCTTTAAACTGAGTAAAGTCCGTGTTGTCACGACGTTTTTTAACAACGCCTTTAGGCATAGTATTTTCTTTTGCACTAGGTATCTTAGTTTTCTTTATAGCGCCCATACCACGTGAAGGTCTCATTAGCAGATCTTTCCTCTAGTTTTGCCTTTTGTAGCAATACCATCTGCACGAGATGAAGCAGTGCCGCCTTTAGAATACTTTTTAGTCTTAACCTTACCACCTTTTTTGTAGTTCTCATCAAATTTCTTAACTTCTGTACTTACATCGTACATAGCTTTATTTTTACGATAAGCTTCTGGATCTTTCATTTCTTCCATTTTCATTTGCTTTTCTTCAATTTTAGCTTTTTGTTCTTTTGATGGAGGAGTAACATCCTTAACAAACTTTTTAATTTTTTCTATAACTGCCATATTATTCTCCTTAGCAAATCTTGCCTTTAGTTTTACCTTTAACAGCAATACCGTTAGCTTTAGCAAGTTGACCGCCTTTAGAATAACATGATCCACCAGCTTTCATCTTAGTCATACCACCTGATTTAAGCTTAGCTAAGTCTGATTTCTTTCCGCCATGAAGTTGTTTTTCATGCATGCCTACAGCTTTTTTAGCCATCTTTTTATCTTGAGCCATGTCTGCCATGCCACCCATATTCATTTTCTTTTTTGCCATACCGCCTTTTTTCATGTAGCCCATTTTATTTCTAACCTCCGTTGGTAATTTTGATAATCCAGGATTTTTACTAGCATCTACTGCTTTTACTACTTTACCTGATCCGAACTTCTTAGTTTTATCTGCTTTCATAAACTCTTCTCCTACTGATTTTGATATTCCAACTTTTTTAGCAAAAGCTGGGTTGTTAGCTACGGCTGCCATTAAGTCATGTTGCTTCTTAGATTTACTTGGCATTTTGACTTCTCCATCTTACACATTTTACACAATTACAATCATTAAAGTAATGACCTGGTTTCGTATAAACTTCTTCTTGTTTTACTTCTTCTTGTTTTACTTCTTCAATTATTGTTTCTACTACCACTTCTGTAGCTTGAGTTTGAACTATATGTTTTTTAATACTTGTTTCAATTTGCTCGCTAAGTATTGCTTTATTTTCTTCAATTTGTTCAGCATCTTTTTTCCTTTTTTTAAATATTCTATCTATAAAGGCTTTCATGTTATTTTCCTAACCAGTGCGTTACCATCCAGCTTACAATACCTGAAAAAATAGTAGCAATAGCAATAAATACTTTCCAACCACCTTTGATTTCTTCTAGTGTTTTTTCAATACCATCAAGACGTTTTTTTAATTGTTCCATGTCTTCCATAATACTATCCACGTCTGATTGAATATGTTTAATTTCTACACCGTGTTCTATAACTTCGCGTTCTGCACTCATTTGCAATTCCACCTTTTTAAAGAAGCGGCTTTCCTAGTAGGTCTACCTTTTTCATCTTTCATAGGACCAGGCATTCCAGACATCCTAGCACAAAACGACTTCTTACGAGGTCCACCTTGTGGTTGAGGAGCCTTGAGGTTTGACCCAGTAGCTGCGTTATACTTTGCACGACCTTTAGCCGTGAGCCCTGCACCTTTCGATACAGGAAGTTTCTCACCACGTCCGATTGCTAGAGAAGGACCTTTTTTCTTGTTAGCCATAATATATTGTCGCCGTAACTGAAGAACCTAATACTGCATAAATACCGTTAGGGCATCTAATACCTTCACCTGGAATAAGGATCGGTAAACCTACAGTACTAAAAGTATCTATTTCTAAAAAGATATAGTCTTCTGTAAATACACTACAAGTACCTGATGCAGCTCCAGTTGTAAGTGATTGCACAGTAAATGTTGTGTCCCCTGTAACTGTTACTTCATACACACCGTCTCTCATAAGTGAACCAGAAAAATCTATAGCAACTCTGTCCCCTGTTGTAAGACCATGATTTGTCGATGTAGTTACTGTAACAGTTATTGGGCCTGGTGTTCCTATCGGTCTATCCCACGTACCTGTTATTGCGCCTGTTGAATCTACTAATGCTATATTTCTTGCAGATGCAGTTCCAGAAGTAACTGTAATATTTTTTAATCGAGTGGCAAACGAAATGGCTGCACCTGACGATGTTAAATGTTTTGATTGGACATCATATTGCATTGTCATAATTAGTCCTTATCCGTAAAAGATAGTGCTGGTCACAGTGCCTGCTGAAGGTAGCCCTACATATAACCCATCTTGGCCTACAATACCTTCACCCGGAATTAATGTATAAAACGATGTACCAGTAGCGCAATCAATTTCTAATAACTCTTCTTTATACACATTCACGTTGCCGCTTGTGGTTTCTGACGTAGGAGATACTACAGTAAATGTATTGTCACCTGTTTTTGTAATAGAATAAACATTACTATCCCCAGTGCCTGTAGTGCAATTTAAATATACTGTATCCCCTGTATTTAGACCATGTGCAGTTAAAGTCACTGTAATTGTAGTAGAAGCTGATTGTGCATATGTGCCTGTAGAATACGTATTATTAAAAACACCTACATGGTAAGTTGAAGATGTACTTGGTGATACTATTATGCCTTTTAATCGAGTACGATAAGGTACTGCTACACCTGATACTGTATTGTGATACGACAGTACGTCATATTGCATTGCCATAATCTATTCCCCTTTTGTTTCTTTGGCGTCGAGCCGTTCCACTAATGCAGTATATGCATCGATGGCGCCCTGAGAAGCTGTAACAAAACTAGATGCTTGGTTACGCTCTGCCTCAAGACGCTTGATC